TAACAACATCGTGACCGAAACCCTGTCCGCTGGCGCTGCTACCGTGGCCTCCATCGACACCGCGTCCGCTGCTCTGGACGATGACGAGGTTCCCTATGAGGGGCGCATCCTGTTTGTCAGCCCCAGCACCTACAAGCTGCTCAAGGGCGGCATCACCCGCATGATCATGAACGATGAGCGCGATGTGAACTATGCCATCGAGATGTACAACGATATGCGTGTTGTCCGGGTTCCCCAGCCCCGGTTCCAGACCGCTATCACGCTGAATGCTCCCACCACCTCCAGCGGTGCTGGTGGCTTTGCTCCTGCGTCCGGCGCTGCCGCGATCAACTACATGATCGTGCATCCGTCCGCCGTCCTCCAGGTCATGAAGCACTACGCCGCCCGTGTGTTCAGCCCGGAGCAGAACATCGAGGCTGATGCCTGGCGCGTACAGCCGAGGTTCGCGCATGGCTGCTGGGTGCTGAATCACAAGAAGAACGGCATCTACGTTTCCCACGCCTAATGATTAGGCGCAATGCTGACGGCAGTGTGACCGTGGGCATTATCCCGGAAGACAAAGAGGGAGTAGTTGATCCTGCTCCCTCTTCCGAGGAAAAACCCGTGGTCAAAAAGCCTAGAAAGAAAAAGACCGAGGAATGAGGTAATGACATGGACGCATCTATGAAGCTGAACTACATCAAGGCGATGCTTGGCATTGCAGAGAGCGATACCAGCGAGGATGCGCTCATCAACAGCTACCTCGCTATGTCTACGCAGGAGATTCTCAACTACAAGTATTCGCTTATTGGAATCCCGGACGGGAAGACTGAGGTTGACGCGGAAGACGATATTACGCAAATCTACGCCGTCCTAGCCGGGTACAACCAGCGGGGCGCGGAAAACCAGACGAGCCATAACGAGAATCAGATTTACCGCACGTTCCATTTCACGGACATGGTGCAGTACATCAAGAGCAACGTTATTCCCTACGCATCTGTGAGGTGAGCCATGAGGACGCTTGAGATTAACAAGCAGCCGATGTGGTACGCCCTGTTGCTTGGGAAGACCGAGGTCATTGATGAATACGGCAATCATACCGGCGTGTTTGAACTGCAATACTCCGACCCGGTTTATTACCCGGTCAACATGAGCCAAAGCCGGGGAACAGCGGATGTGGACGCGTTTGGCGTTGAGGCCGATTATGACCGCACGTTTGTGACCACCGACATGGCTTGCCCCATCAAAGAGGACAGCATCATCTGGTTTGGCGCAGACCCGCAAACGGAACCGTACAACTACACCGTATTCCAGATCGCCAACAGCCTCAACAGCATTACCTACGCCATCCGTGGAGTTGATGTATCGTGAAATTTAGCGAATGGCACAGCCAATTCTCGCAAAAATACAAGCGGTACATTGATGAACTTGCGGAGATGGGCCGGGACACTGCCCAGACCGGGTTTGACGCGTACCCGCCAGAATATGGCAACGGTGGTGTGACCGTAAGCGTTGAGTATGACGGCGAAACGGATTTCGTTTTGAGGGCATCTGGAGAAGACGCTGCATTCATTGAGTTTGGAACTGGCGTTGAAACCGTTGTAACAAGGCCAACAGTACGCGCAGATTTTTCCATCAGTCCCGGATCTTGGAGTAGCGAACACGATGGCCCGTTTTCAAAAACTGGCTTTTGGAGATACCGTGGCAAAAAGATTGCTGGTACTCCTCCAGCCGGGGCCATGCAGGATGCTTGTAGTGAGATGCAGAATTGGTCACCAACAATAGCCGGGAGGATATTTAGATGATCGACATTGAAAATAAAGTCCTGTCTGTTGTCCGGGAGGCTGTTCTCGCACAATACCCTACGGCATCTGTTTACGGTGAATACGTTGATGTACCCGCGAGTTTCCCTTGCGTAACTGTTACGGAAGACACCAACTACACCTATGTCTACAGCAAGGACGATACCGTTGCGGAACACCACGCCGATGTGCAGTATGCCATCAATGTGTATAGCAATCTGAAAACGGGCGCGAAACTTGAAGCACGGGCGATTTTAAAGGTTGCCGATGATGCCATGCAGAGCATGAAATTTTGGCGCACGATGACCCGGCAAGTCCCTAACGTAGACCGCACAATATACCGCATGGTTGCCAGATACCATGCCATTGTCGGCGAACCTTTTGAGAACGCTGACGGAAATCTGGTCTATCAAATCTATCAAAGATAAGGAGCAAAGCTAATGGCGCAGGAACTCTCTACTGCTGGCGTTCTGCTTAAGTACGCTGTTGAAGCTACTGCCGGAACGCGCCCCACCACGGGCTTTACGCAGATTCCGTGCATCAAGGCCATCCCGGACTTCAACCCGGAGCCGGAGAGTCTTGAGGTTACTGATCTTAGCGATACCACTTGGCGGCGCTATATCCCCGGACTGAAAGATCCCGGCGGCGCGCTGGCGTTTACTGCCAACCTTACTACGCAGTTCAAGACCGCTTGGGAAACCCTTGTTACCGCGTTTGAAACTGCCAAGGCAGCTGACAAGGCCACTTGGTTTGAGATCATGGTTCCCAATTTTGGCAGCTTTTATTTTGCTGGTTATCCCAGCACTCTGGGCATGACCGCTATGGATGTCAACGCCGTTTTGGAGATTGAGGCGTATGTCACGCCCAACCAGATCGAGGGATGGGGAACCTCTTCCACTTAATGACACGGAGGGTATGAGATGAATCAGAATGTGAAGCCTATTATCGTAACGGACGATGAAACGGGGTTGGAGTACACGCTGGAATTTAGCCGCGAGTCGGTTAAGTTTGCAGAGGCGCGGGGTTTTAAGATTGGCGATGTTGCCGACTACCCCATGACGAAGATCCCGGAACTGTGGTTCTACGCTTTCCGTATGCACCACAAGAATGTGGCAAGGGCAAAGACGGACAGTCTGCTTGACGGCCTTGGCGGGATCCCGGATGGGCTGCTGGAGCGGCTGGGCGAACTGTACGCGGCTCCGTTTGCCGCCCTTACGGACGGGCAGACCGAGGAAAACCCTCGCGTGACGGTGAAGATGTAACCCGCTCAGACTCACCGTCTACATTCACAGAAGTATTTTGGGAGGCATTGCCATTTTACTTGTCAATAGGGATGACCGCAGACGAGTTTTGGAATGCCTCCCCGCTTTTAGCCAGAGCATACCGCGAGGCGCACAAACTGACGCAACGGCAGCGTAATGAGTTTGCATGGCTGCAAGGCTTGTACATCTATAAAGCCGTTGCAATGGTTGTCGGAGATGCAATTGGGTCAAAGGGCAAAAAAAGGCCGGAGTACCCCAAGGAGCCGGTGGATCTTGGCTTGGAAACTGAAGCGGAAAAGCGGGAACGAGCGGAGCGGGAAAGACAAAAAATTATTGCCTCACTCACAGCTTGGAAAAAAGCGTGGGACAAGGCAAAAGCAAAGAGTGGTGAAACACCATAGCAACTGTAATTGACGATCTTGAAATACGGGTAGAGTCCAACGGGCTGAACGAGTTGATGAAACAGCTTCGCTCTATCGAGAACGAGTTTGGCAACGCGAGGAAAAAAGCAGAGCAGTTCCAGGGAGCAACCAAGGGCATCGGTGAGGCTGCAAAACAGGCCGGGAAAGGCGCGGAGAAGGGCGCAACCGGGCTTGGAAAATTTGCAAAGTCCCTTGGCAGAATTGCGCTTTACCGTGGGATGCGGACTATCCTCAAAGAATTGACGCAATCATTCCGCGAGGGGCTTGAAAACGCCTACCTATTTAGCAAGGGGATTGGTGGCGATTTGGCAGCAGCTATGGATTCGCTTGCTACAAAATCGCTCACGATGAAAAACCAAATGGGCGCGGCTTTTGGCGCGTTGCTTACTGCAATAATGCCCGTTGTCTTAAAAATTATTGAGTTTGTGACGAGGGCTGCAAATGCAATAACCCAGCTATTTGCCGTGCTTGGCGGTAAGAGTGGGTACAAGAAGGCGATTGATGCATCACAGCAATGGGCAAAGTCAACAGCTGGTGGCGCAAAGGCCGCAAAAGAATGGAAAAACCAGCTTATGGGCTTTGACGAGATCAACAGGCTTGATGCCCCGGAAGAGCCTAGCGGCGGTGGTGGTGGCGGTGCGGCTACCAATGTCGGAGAGATGTTTGAGTGGTCTAAGTTTGATGAATGGACAGAGAAACTGAAACCACTTAAAGAACAGCTTGATGAATTGTGGAACACGATTAAAGAGGGCGCAATTTCCTCGTGGGATTATATTAAGAAAAACGTTGATTTCTATCAGTTTTTTACCGATATAGTCACTACGGTTAGAGGCGTAGTGGAACTTGTAAGCGGCATCCTGTCTGGAGATTGGACACTGGCATTCCAAGGGGCGGCTGATATTGTGACAGGCTTTGGCGGGATTGTAGATCAAGTGCTTGGTTTCATTGGTGGTATTGTAGTTTCTCTTGTTGACTGGGTTGGAAACTTAATAATGTCCCTGTTGAATTATATTGAAGAAAAAACGGGGATCAGTTTGGATGGGTTAAAAAAACTCGTCAGCGGTTTGTTCAGCACCGTAAAAATTCTTCTGACCGATTTGTTATCCTCTATCAGAAGGATCCTTCACGGCGTGGTTGAGTTTATTGCCGGAGTTTTTACTAATGACTGGTCAAGGGCATGGGACGGCGTAAAAGAAGTGTTTATTGGCATTCTTCGTCTTATGTACTCAATAGGAACCGGCATTATTAACTCCATTATTTCCGTGTTTAACAGTGCCATCGGTTTTGTGTCGGATGTTGTTAAGTGGTTTGGCGGCAAAGGATTCAATTTCCAGTTTAATTTGCTTGAAACACCTAAGTTCGCATCCGGCGGTTTCCCGGAAGACGGAATGTTTATGGCAAACCACGGTGAGTTGGTAGGACAGTTTACCAACGGGCAGACTGCCGTTGCCAACAATGCAGAGATCGTTGCTGGCATTGAACGCGGAGTGTACAACGCCATGTCCAGTGTAATGGCATCGCAAAACCAGCGCCCCATTGAAAACAGGGTGTACCTTGACGGCAAAGAGATCGGCGCGTCTGTGCGTAGATACGAGCGGAACACGAACCGGGCAACGGGGGTGACATACGGATGATATTTGAAATCAACGGCGTAAATATGGTTCCCTATGTTGCCCACGATGACGGTTTCAAATGGACGCGCAATGACATCGACAGCCCAAACACGGGCCGGACGCTTGACGGTCTTATGCACCGTGGCCGGGTGGCAACAAAGATCCGGCTGGACATTAAGTGCAGACCGCTAAAAGCCGATGAGTTAAGAATCGTCCTCAACACCATCCTGCCGGAGTATGTGACCGTGCATTACACCGATCCAATGTACGGTGAGACAACCAAGGTTATGTACGCAAATAACAACCCGGCTGTACACGCACTTTGGAAGCCGGACGGCACGGAGTGGTGGGACGGCATTACGTTTCCGTTAGTGGAGAGGTGACGGTATGTACACAACCTCTCCGCTTTGGGACGCGCTTGTTTCTACTGACTCGCATTGGTTTGAGACATCGGTTGTAATCGGCGAAAGCGGCAAGCTGATAACTAACGCCGGGGACGCAATTACATTCGGCGGGACGGCAATCCTTGTCGGACAGGGCGGCGCGGACGCTGGTTATCAAGGGAGTTATATTTTCTCACTTTCGACCAGTTTGCGAACGTTCTCCGGGGAGCAGCCAAGCGTAGGGTCTTGTCTGTCTGCGGAGCTAGACCTAAAGATTTTGAGGCCGTCTGGTGATATCCCGCGCATGGCACTTGTTGCTCCTTATGTGCGAGTTACGGACGGAACGCAGTACAGCGAGTGGATCCCGCAAGGCAAGTTTTACATTGACACGCGGGAATACTCGCAAAACGATGACGGGTTGCATCTGCTGACCATCCACGCATATGACGCGATGCTGATGACCGAGCAGGACTACCCGGATACAACCCACGCATGGCCTGTCGCGGACACCGTTGTTGTGCAGGAGATTGCCGACACGCTTGGGATCCAGGTTGATGACCGAACGTGGGATCTGATGACTGAGGGGTATCAGATTTCGACACCCGCCGGGTACTCCATGCGAGAAGTGCTTGGCAACATTGCCGCTGCTTACTGCGGGAACTGGATCATGACTTACGATGGAAGTCTGCTTTTGATTAACATTGATTCTGCCCCGCCGGAAACCAACTACCTTATCGACAACTTTGGCGATGTGATTCTGTTTGGAGGTGACCGCATCCTTGTCTGATTACGCAAGTATTGCTTTGCAAAAGCGTTATATGGAGATGGATGTTGCCGAACCTTTCCAGTCATATTCCGGGGTTGAGATTGTGGTTGACGATGAAACCACATATTTTGCCGGGTCAACCAACGGGCGGGTCATTACAATCGAAAACCCGTGGGGAACCCAGCAGATGGCAGAAAACATCCTGTCGCGGTTGAGGGGATTTACCTACCAGCCTTATACCGCGACAGGGGCGCTGTTAAACCCGGCGGCAGAACTTGGTGACGGAATCTCACTGAACGGTTATTACTCCGGCATTTTTAAGATCGAAAAAAGTTTTTCGTCTTTGATGGCCTCTGATATTGCCGCTCCGCAGGACGAAGAAATAGACCATGAATATCCATACGAATCGAGAGAAAACAGGAAGATTACGCGGAAGTTCATGGCAGTGGAAAGCGAATTCCGTTTGCAGAGCAATGAGATCGCGGCAAAGGTTTCGCAGACCGGGGGAAACAATAGTTCTTTCGGTTGGAATCTGCTGAGTGACCACTTCTCGTTGTTCTCCGGGAATACCGAGGTTTTCCGGGTGGACAGGAACGGCGCAACAGTAAAGGGTGTCATTACTGCCACAAGCGGAAAGATCGGCAATTTCAACATTGGCTCTTCTGCCATCTGGAACAACATTTCCTCGTTCAGCAACCCCGGCGGTTTGTCCAGCGGCGTTTATCTTGGGACGGACGGCATACGCTTGGGCCAAAACTTTACCGTAAACAGCAGCGGATATGTTACCGCGAACAGTATGACGCTGACCGGGACGCTCACCATTGGTGGGCAAACCATTACGGCAAACGCCCTACGTTCTGGAGCGCAGAGTGCCTACAACAACGCCTCCTACTGGAGCGGTGGTGCTGGCGGCGGTTATGCGTTCACCAACGCCACGCAGAGTCAGAGTTATGCGCCAAGCTATTTTTACGTTAAGCGGTTGAGTGCGACTGACATAGGCGTTGGAACATTGCGAGTTGATAACAGCCCGTTTGTTAAAAGGTATTTTAATGTGCAGACAGAAAGCGGCACGGTACGCATAAATGTCTGGTGCTGGTCATGAGGAGAAATAATGGAGCAGTTTTTGGACAACCTTTTGCTCTCACTTGGGAGCATTGAAGTAAAAGGCAAGGACAATCTCAATGTGTTGCTTGGGTGCATCCTTGCTGTTGAGCAGCTGAAAGAACAGCTTTTGAAACCAGAGGAATCTGAATCCGACAAGGAGGAAAACAATGGCTGATAAGTCGATAAACGAACTTCCCGCCGCAACAAGCATCCAGCCAGCAGACTTGTTTGTGTTGCAGCAACAGGCCACAAACTCTGCAAGAAGTCTGGAGGGACAAGTGCTTGTTAGCTGGTTGACCAACTATGCCGATGGGCATGGTGGTATTCAGAGCATTGCCAAGACATCCACAAGCGGTTTGGTTGATACCTATACAATCTCCTACGCTGACGGCAGCACTGGTACTTTTACCGTGACTAACGGAGCAACCGGCCCCACCGGCGCGGCGGCATATGTATGGATCAAATGGGCCGCACAGGAACCTACGGCTGATAACCAGATGTCCAACATCCCGGACGCATGGATCGGCATTTATACTGGTACGGCCTCTTCCGCGCCAACGAGTTACACCTCCTACACATGGTATCAGTACAAAGGGGACAAGGGAGACACCGGGACAGGCATCACATCTGTTACGCAGACAGGCGGCACGGGCGCTCCCGGCACAACCGACACTTACACGATGTACGCCGGGGAAGACACGGTCGGTACGTTTGATGTTTACAACGGGCTGAACGGCACGGGCGCTGTGAACAGCGTCAATAACATATTGCCGGACGGCACTGGCAATGTGGCGCTGTCTGCTGGAGACATCGGCATTGGGTATGCCGATTTTGAAAGAGCAAGTTCCGGGGCTGGAATAAACGCCAGCGTCTCCGTTCCTGGCTTGACAGCTGAAAACTCAGCCATCATTGCTGTGCTTGGCTATTATCAAGGTTTGTGGTACACATCGCCAACCGCAAATCCCGTAAACATTGCCAACGGCATATGGAACCAGCAAGCCTACACCAGCACTGACATCGTGCATCTTACTATTGCGCAGGACTCTACCACGGCGTTTACTAAATTCCGGGTTGTTTATGTCAGATTCAGTTAAGGAGGAACGAATATGAAACTCTCAGATTCCGTATATGACGTACTCAAGTGGATTTGCATGGTGTGCATTCCTGCTTTCGCAACGGCCTACGTTGCACTCAGCAAGGTGTGGGGTTGGCCTCTTGCGCAGGAAATCTCCATCTCCGCAAACATCATCTGCACACTCATCGGCGCACTCATCGGCATTTCGTCGGCGCAGTATTACAAGGGGGAGTAATCTCCCCCACCCTTAATAGGTGGTGAGATAATGGCTATTCCGAGGGGAGTAACCCCCACATTCACGCTCACGTTTGAGGGCATCGACCTCACGCAAGCAATCCATGTGTATGTGACATTCCGTGGTGGCGCGACAATAACAAAGTCTGACGATGACTTGACAATCACAGCAACAACGATTTCCGTCTATCTGACGCAAGCCGAAACCTTGTCCCTTGCAAAGGGAACGGTGAGCATACAGGCAAACTGGACATACGGAGATGGGAGCCGTGCGGCAAGCACAATCGTCAACTACAACTTTACAGACAACCTACTGCCCAAGGTGGTGGAATGATGGTAAACCCCATTGTTATCCCTATGACCGTTGCGGTGGATTCCGAAGAGATTCCCATGACGGTAGAATCCACTGCGGTATCTGTTGCAATGGTGGTTGGGTTTGAGGTTGAAGTTAACACAAACCCGGATTATGACGGGGAGTACGAGTTTACTCCGACCTCCGTTGCACAAACTATTCCAATTGTGGGACACGTTGCTACGCAGAACATCGTAATCAATCCCGTACCGTCCAATTATGGACTGATTACTTGGAACGGCTCAGTTCTTACCGTTTCGTAAAGGAGATAAATCATGGCACAGAATGTTGTAATAAATGGCGTGACCTATTCTGCTGTACCGAAAGTCAACATCCCCAAAAGCGGTGGCGGCACAGCGGAGTTTACCGACACCGCAGATGCTACCCTTGACAACGGAAACAAGATGCTGTCCGGGAATACAGCCTATGCCAACGGTGTGAAGTACACCGGGAGCATTTCTTCCAAGGCCGCTCAGACCTACACTCCCACCACATCCGACCAGACGATTAATGCTGGGCAGTATTTGAGCGGAGCGCAGACCATTAAGGGTGACAGCAACCTCCAGAGTCAGTACATCGCAAGCGGCATCAGTATTTTCGGGGTAAACGGCTCCCTGTCTGCCCCGGTAATTTCGCAAGACAGCACCACAAAAGTCTTGTCCATCTCCTAATGGTGGTGCGACATGGCACAGTCAATTCAGATTGCCGGGGCATCCTACCAGGATGTTCCGAGCATCCTAGTCCCTAAAGTGGGGACTGGCACAGCTATCTTTGCTGACCCATCCGGGACAACGGCAACGGCCTCCGATGTGGCAGTCGGTAAGTTTTTTCTCTCTGCCGCTGGGGTTCTGACTGAGGGGACATCATCTGGCGGCGGCGCATCCCCGTGGACACTTATCAATTCGCAGGAGCATTTCGTAAACACAACATCGACATCGGCATCAACTGCCGTGACGATTGCAGGAGGTTCCGCAATTTCCACAGCGGAAAAAATCGTGTGGGTACACATCCGTGACAAGGCTGGTGCGAGAGCTGGGTACTTTTTCGGTTCAGATGCTTTTTTCATCAACTACAACCGTGGGAGCGGTTCGACCACTACGTTTGCCGTTCCAGCGGCTCTCTGCCTACGATACAACAATGGTGCCTATTCTGGCACTGTTGGGCAGTATGGAGTGTACGGCTATTCGATTTCCAGCACAGGCTCGTTGATTGTCAGACGAAGATACAATGCCACATATACACTGACTATCAACGGGACATACAAAATTGATGTATACACTCTTGACCTCCCGTCCGGGATTACGCTATTTGACTAAGGAGACGTATTATGACACCAGCAGAAACAGCGGTAGAAACCGCAATATCATTCAAGGGCAATACAAGACGGAAGTGTTGCGAAATTTACAATTCTTTCTTGCCTCATCCGAGGGGATATAAAGTCAAGCAGGAAGACTACCTTTGCGCTACATATGTTTCCGCTGTGTTTATTGAGTTGGGCTGGACGGATATTGTTCCCCCGGAATGCGGAGCGCATCAACTGTACAACAACATGGATGCTCTAGGCCGTGCGGTGCTTGACAGAAAATTTGCTCCCAAAGTCGGTGACCTTATCTTCTTCGGTGGGGCAACCTCCTCCTCCATCGGTCATGTCGGCATTGTCACGGAAATGCGCGGTAAACAGATCTACTACTACGATATGCAGGGCGAGGGCGTGTACCGTCACACTTGCCCGGTTGGTTATAAGACAATCGCAGGGTACGCTTTCCCGGACTATGCTAGTAAGGGCGATTCCGCAGAACCGAGCAAAGAAGAACGGAAAGATTTCCGGGTTGGTGACTTGGTTACAATCAACCCCGGCGCAAAGTGGTACAAGGGCGAGAGCATCAAGCTGTCCTGCATCTCCGATAAGTGGTACATCATATCTCTTAAAGGTGACCGGGCTGTTCTTGGCATGAATAAGGCCGAAACACGCAACATCCAGTCTCCTATCCACACCAGCGACATCACTCTGGTAACCGCCAGCAAACCGATGCAAAGTAAAGTGACCGTTAGCGTGACCATTGATTGGGACACGATGCAGTTGCTTGAGATAATGGCAACAGGAAACAACAAAACCATCGGTGAATGCATTGATTTGCTTTTGGAGGATGCCAGATAATGTTGCCGGATTTTGAGATGATTATCCATAAATTCCCGGAGGGAAAAGACATAACCATTATCCCCATTGCGGATGTACACCTTGGCGCTAGGGAGTGCATGGAGCAGGAGTTTATCAGTTTCATAGACAGGGTAAAGGATGATCCTAATACATATTTTGTCCTGTGCGGTGACTTGATTTCAAACGGACTCAAGAACTCTCTTACGAATATCTACGAAGAACTGTACCGACCGTTTGAGCAGAAGAAGATGATGGCAAAAATTCTTGAGCCTATCCGTGATCGCATTCTCTGCGTAACAAACGGCAACCATGAGAGGCGCAGCGGAAAAGATTCTGACGATTCCCCGGTCTATGACATCTGCGCCAAGTTGGATATCGAGCATCTGTACCGGGACAATATGTGCTTTGTCAAATTACGTTTCGGCAAAGATAACGGCAACGGAAAAATCAACCCCACCTACACGATGGTGGTGACGCACGGATCCGGGGGCGGCGCGCTTACTGGCGGCGGTGTAAACCGTTCTGAGCGCATGGGCTATTCCATAGACAACATGGACATCTTCATTTCCGGGCATACACATCGTCCTCTTGTGACACAACCGGGGAAGATATTCATTGACACGCAAAACAACAAGGTTTCCATCAAACCGTTTAAAGTTGTTACTGCAACAAGCTGGCTTGTTCCGGGCGGCTATGCTCTCCAGAAAATGCTGACCCCTACATCCCACGCTATGCAGACCATTATTCTGCGGGGAAACCGCAAAGAAATGGTGGTGACGATGTAATGAGCGATGCTGTGATTGTTGCCATTATTACTGGTATTTTTGCCGTAATCGGACAGCTTCTAATCCAGAAGTCCAGCAATAAGGACTTGTATGCGAAGCTGGACAAGCAAAGCGAGGTATCCGACCAAAAGCTGGATGCGAAGCTAGAGAAATACCAGGCTGTTACCGATGAGAAGATTGCCGAATTGACACGGGAAGTACGCAAGCACAATAACTTTGCCGAAAAGATCCCGGTCATGGAGGCAGAAGAGCGGCGGCTGAATGAGCGTATAAAAACGCTTGAGAACAAGACCGCATAAGAGTATTCAGTATTCAAGACCTCATCTGCTAATGTGGCAAATTACGTGCCATTTTCGATTTCAAAACTTTGAAAAGCCTTTCAATTTATTGAAAAAACTATCAAAATTTTGAAACTCAGATAGCTGAAAAGGCCTTGAAAACACTAAAAATCCTGTGATTTTGCCTTGAAACCACAGGATTTTTTAGATTTGGCGGAGAAGGAGGGATTCGAACCCTCTCAAAAGGACTCAAAAATGCTGATTTTTCAATGGCTTTTTCATCTAATGTGGCATATTACGTGGCGTTTTTGAAGAAGTCAGCTATGGCATTTTGGGCGTTTGCTTTGTCACGTTGGGCCAGACGGATGTAAATTTTATGCATAGTTGTTGGATCATCCCAACCACCCAAGTCCATCATCATTCGCTCAGACAATCCGAGGGAGTACCCAAGCGAGGCGAACGTGTGGCGCAGTCCGTGGTTGGTCACATCTGTCACCCCGGCCTTGGCGCACGTGCTGTGGACGGCCTTTAGCAACGCCGGGGCAGAGTGCGCCCGGATTGGCTTGCCATCCCTCTCACATTCGTCAACAAGATCCGCAAGACGTTGTATCATTATTGGTACTTGCCTTGTGGATTTTTTTGTTTTGTTCGTCTGCTTCTCTACGAATCTATTTTCTTTGTTTGGGACAATTGCTCCGCTTACTGTGATGATGTTTCGCTTAGTGTCTATTCGGTTGTTTCGCACAACGGACATGACTTCGGACTCACGGAGGCCGTGCAACTCAAGAAGCACTTCGATCTCAGCCGGGTGGCCCTCCAGGGCCTTGCAGAAACGGGGAATCTCCTCCGGCTCCAGAAACGCCATTTCCCGGACGGGTGGCCTTGCCAGTTTTACTTCCGGGACACGGAGTCCAGCGTCACGCATGGCAGCTGTCACCACGCCCCACCCGTTTTGCACTGTCTTTTCGCCCGACCCTTTCAATTCATCGTTGATTACCTTTTGCCAGTCTGATATATCGCTAATCTTCTGCGCCATGTAATTTTTGAACCTATTTTTACGCGCAGAAGAATACCCACGAATGGTAGACGGAGAAAGTACAGGCTCATATTTGGCAATATAATCGTCAATGATTTCGCCTAAGGTTTTATCAATCTTTGGCGTTATCTTTTTGCCGTTTTTGTGTTCTGCTTTGAGCAACGTGGCCTTGTCCCGGCATTCTTTTGCCGTATCGCCTGTGATGTATTGCTCTTCACCACTAAGGCGCATCCTTATGTACCACGTTCCGCTATCCAGTTTTTTGGGGGTTGGAACTTTCATAATCCTTCAATCTCACGCACATCGGACTTGGAAAAATCATCCTGTTCGATGTGCTTTTTTACTTCGTGATCCAATGCCTCTTGCTGGCGCTCATGTGTATCGCGCTCGTTTACATACACATTAAAAGTACAGTCATCGTTGAGAGACACCGCGCCATGCACTCCGTATGGCATTGGCATCTGACGAACGAAATAATCAGCACCCTCAATGTAGGTCATCTTCCTTGACTTTCCTCCTTATACTTTTCCAGCATCGAGACTACTTCATAGATTTTGCTTGCCGGGACATCACGCGCCGCATCAAACAGTACGCGCATTTCGGCGCGGTCAAATGCTTCTTGGCGCGCACGGATACTTTCGTCTTCTGCATCGTTGTCAGATTTTCCAAGCAAATAGTCTACGCTTACATCGAAAAATTCCGCTATCTGGTTTAGTACCTCTGCGCTTGGCATGGAGCCTGTGCTTTTCCATTTTGCCGCCAGGTTTTTGCTCCTGCCCATTGCAAGGCAAGCCGCGCTTGGTGTGTAACCATTCTTCCTGCACAACGCCTCAAACCGCTCGTAGAACATGATAATCCCTCCGTAATACTTTTGTAAGACTTTGTAATATAATGTTCCTTGCAATCTTACGATAGTGGGATTATTATGAAGACACTCCCAAAACGGTAAGACAAGCAAGACCGAATACCTGTTGTCAAAACCATATTTGGGAAGATGGTATCACGGAAAGGATACAAAAGTCAACTACTTTTTCATTACATGAATATAGTAGATGCCACAGTATCCAATAAAACGGACTACGAAAGGGGAATGTGAAGATGGCAAACATAGTGGTAGCGATTGTGACGGTTCTGATGGCGGCGGCTGCGCTTGTGAGGTTGTGCTGATGGAAAAACTGATTATTGACCCAGAGTTCCGGGATAAGATTCCGGCAATGCCAAAGGAGGACTTTGACGGACTCCGGGCAGACATCCTCCGTGACGGGTATGTGCGCGACCCCCTTGTTGTATGGGACGAAGAAAACACTCTGTTGGACGGGCATCATCGGTGGAGGGTTATCTGCGAGAACTGGGAACTGCTGAAAGACAAGTACACGGTAGACCGTAAGAGTTTCCCGGACAGGTGGGCGGCAATCGCGTGGATCTGCGCCAATCAGCTTCACAAGCACAACATGACCGAGTTGCAGAGGATGAAGCTGATACAAGAAGAACATGATGCGCGACAGAAAACGCAAGGCACGAACAACCAGTATGTTCAAGCTAAGAAAAGTGAAAGTGATGAAATCCATCACTTTCAATCAGACGAACCGCAGACCATCCGAAACGGATCTCCCGGCAAAGAGTTAAAGACAAGACCGACCATAGCAATGGAACACGGTATTTCCGAATCTGCTGTCCAAACCGCTGTTGAAGTTGGGCGCGGGATAGATAAAGCGGCAGCGGTTGACCCGGAGTTCAAGCGCGAAGTCCTTTCCGGCGAAATCAAAGCGAGAAAGACCGACCTGGCTGCGCTCCGCAAATTGGAAACGCCGGAAGAAGTTGCAGAGGCAATTGCGGAAATCCGCAATCCAACGAAAGAGCATAAACCGAGTAGCAATCCCAAGGGGTTCACCAAGGAACAGCGAGAGCAAAAGGCAAAAATCGCGGCGGTGGTTGCGGATATGTACGATCCTACCACGGCAAAAGAGTTCACAGTAGATGACCTTGTGAACGACATCCGCATCAATGCAGAGGCCTACGTTAATTTGCTTCGCAACACGCTTGCCGATAGAAACGCTCTTCTGACATCCGAAAACAGGCCGATTGTCGCAGAGGCAATCACAAAGTATGTGATGAATGAGATTGAGAAAGTGAGGGATTTAGTCAAATGAAATATCCGAACGGTCACGAATTTGAGCATCGTATGTTGCTCCCGTCCCAGCTGAAAGTGGACAGAACCTATCAGCGTCCTCTGGAACAGGCCAGAGTGAACCGCATCGTCAAAGAGTTTGACGGTGACATCTTCAACGAGCCGAAAGTATCCTACCGGGACGGACAGCTTTGGATCTTCAACGGACAGCACAGCACAGCTGCATGGCGCATCGTGCATGACGGTAAGGACGAGCCGCTTGATTGCAAGGTATACAAGGGCATGACCTGGCTGGAGGAGTGTGAAGCGTTCATCAAGCAGAACGGGTTCGACAAGGATGTGACAGTAAACGAGAAACTGGCGGCTGGGCTGAACGCAAGGAAGCCAGAAGTGGTTGACATGGTGGACAAGGCCAAACTTGCCGGGTTTGTGGTTGATTTCAGCCAGAGCAAGACCCCTACCCGCATCGTTGCAACAAGCACTCTTCTACGGGCTTACAACCAACTTGGCAGTGATGATTACCTTGATATGCTTACCGCAATTTCTGAGGCGTGGTACGGGGACATGGACGCAATTTCCATGCAGATTCTTTCCGGCATGACCGCTTTTTACAGGACTTACGGCGGCAAATTCAAGCGGGAAGACCTTGTGGCCTCTCTCAAACGTGTGCAGCCGTTTGAAATCATCCGAAACGGAAAAGTGGCGGCAATCAAAAAAAACGGATACGCCCGTCAGATCGTAGATACATATAACAAGCGGCGGCATTACCGTCTGGACAGCACGTTGCTGTCATAAAAGGACTGGCGCGAAATGCCGTACATCAAAGAAAAGCCCAAACCGTTTGCGGCAGTTGGGCGGTTGTTAAAGGGATACGATGTGACACCCACAGCCCTGGCAGAGAAAACCGGGTGGAGTTACGGAAAATCGGCATCGCGTCTTTTGAACCCGGAAACGCTGACGCTCTTAGAGTTGGACATTATCAGCAGACGATTCCATATTCCAATGGAAGAAATACGGCAGTCAATCAGAATGGGGTAGGGAAATGACTACTAGCAAACAGATACCATACGCGGCGCTGTGCAAAGCATCGTGCGTGAACAAGCAAACCGACAGCTACTACATTCGGTTCCCGGCATCGTGCAGTAAATATATGTTGGGCGCGCGAAAGTGCTATGTGATGAAAACGGACGGAACGAAGTACATTATAGTTCAGCCGATCACAGATCCTAAAAGCGAAGATAAACCGTGGACGCTCACACTGGCGAGGGAAAAAGACGCGGAGGCAATAAGGATCTGCGTTACGGGAAAGGTAAACAGCGGTTTCCTGCCCAGCAGGATCTTTGGGGCAAAGTACAAGATCAAGCGGAGGGCAAAGAACGGGGCCATTTACATATGCCTTGACGAGCCGATAGAGGAGGGAAACGCGTGACAGAAGTAGACATGGAAGTGCAGCGTCTTCGCCGCAAGGTTGCTGAACTGAGCGATGAGAACGAGCAGCTGCGTAAGCAGATGGAAGACTATGTGATTCGTTTCCGTGCTTGCCGAATGTGCGCGAACATCCACGCCGACTGTTCGCCCACGGACGAATCGTGCAAACCAAGATGGGGTAACACGTTATGCTGAATTTTGTTTTGCCGGAAAGGATCATAGACGAGTCAAGCTGCGTTTTTAATGACGGCATTAGATGTACGCAGCATGACAAGTGCGAGAATTGCGGCTGGAACCCGGACAACATTCCCGGAAGAAAGCAAGCCGCAAGAGAAGCATATGAGAACATGGAGGACTGGAATGGGCTGGGGCGTACATGATTACCCGGAACCGCCGGAACTGGATATGCCACGTTGTCCAGAGTGCGGGGAGGAGTGCGAGATTCTATACCGAAACAGAATCGGTGAAATCGTTGGGTGCGATAACTGCCTGGAACAGATAGACGCATATTATTACACGGAGGAGGAATGAAACAAGTGAACAAAAAGACGGCAAAGGTAATGGCGGCGTATGTGTTGGGGAACGTTTTGCAGATCGTTCTCATGCTGCTGGCAAAAGTAAGCTACATGAGCAAACCGATCCTGTTCTGTGCTGCCGCCGGATTCTTGGTGTTCATTGCTGTTGTTGCCGGGATCACGCTTGCCGACAGCAACCGGGAACCGGAACACGTTAAGAGTTACCGCGAGTGGGCAGATGCGGAGAGTACCACCGATGGGGAAGAGTAAGAAAGTCAACCCGCGCAGGATTCCAGCTACGGGCGCTGATGTCCAAAAGGCCAGGGACAATGGTATGCAGTTTGGGGTGGAATTTGGGATCAACTGCATCCTGTACATCCTTAAGGACAAGCACGATGCGCCGGACGGCGATGTAATGCAATTACGCGATGAGTTTATGTACCTCATGGACAGCATTGCCAAGGGGTATGTCAGCTACGGAGACATTCGCAACACATTGAAAGGCGAATATGATCTGAGCGTTTGCATGACCGGGAGGGGGTTTTGAAATGTGGATATATTTAATTGCTGTCTTTGCCATCGTCTTCGTGGCAAGAGTGCTGTATGAGAGGAGAACGTGATGGGCAACATCTGCATCGACTTCCGCAACAGCGAAGACTGCATACTCAAGCCAATAACGAACCATCTGACTGACATCCACATCCACAATTACCCGAAGCCCACCAACTATTCCCGGTCGCACCGCCAGAATCGGACGGCCTTTGTCCGGACGAGGGCAGAGCAGACTTATGCCCTCTCATCCCCGTCCCCAACCACGGACGGCTGATTGATGCGGATGCGCTTGATGGCTTGCTTAAAGGCCTAAGCGAAGACGATTTCAACCGCACCCATGCGCCCAAAAGTTGGGAGAGAGCGTTGTCGGTAATGAGAGATTACATTGATGTGGTTCCAACCGTCATCCCAGTGAGCGAATGAAAGTAGGCTTTTATTATGAGTGATGTTCTTGTAAAAGGAATGGATATGCCAACGGCTTGTCGGAACGGAGAGTGCAACTTTGCTTGTAGCGCTGCATACCAAACCGGACTGATTTGTATTGTCCGTAAACAATATGTAGTCCCAGGTGATGTCCCAGTAGACTGTCCTTGTTTGCTTGTACCGCCGCATGGGCGGCTGGGCGATCTGGATGCTGTTGCGGCTGAAATCGACAGTTTTATTGATAACATTTCTTACAGCTATTCGTATCTTCTGCGCGAAGAGCAAATTCAAATGGAACACGGCGTGGTATTCGCAAGAGACATCGTGTGTGATGCTCCCACCATCATCCCGGCAGATAAGGAGGGTGAGGGATGATTCTGACACAAGAAAATGCATATCAGTATAACGGAAAATACATCGATGCAAAAAATGGAGTGTTCCATTACTACCCGCTAAAAGTTGTAAAAAGAAAAACCGGGTATCATGTCATAGACAGGCATGACACGATGATGCTGATTCCGCGCGAAAAGGAAGGTGGCATATTCTTTGATAAAGTGTTGGAACTGTAAAAATTTCATTTCTTGCCTCCGCGCAGGACAAGTCCACGTGCTGGATGACATGGGGCTTTCGTGTGAATGGTATGAAAGAAAAGACCAGATTCCGAAAGAAGAAACAAAAGTGATTGACGAGATTATTTATCGAAGAATCATTGACGAAGAAGGAGACGGTTGAACGATGGGATTAACTGAACGAAGTTTTTTAGAGCGTATGGAGCTTATGGGATTCACGCCATCAAGAGCAAACATCAACGGCAATATGCTCCGGGCAATGAGTGATGAGGAGCTGGCAAAGTTTATAGCCGGACAGCGTGGATGGTATTGTGATTTCAAAGACCCGTCCGAAGAAGAATACCCCAAGGTGTTGGACTGGCTCAAAAGCCCGGTGGAGGTAGAAACATGAGCCTGTTTCCGAAAGATTGTTGGGACAAAGGATGCGAACACTTTCACACATGGGATATGAGCGTGGATGATTTGGTTTGCGCCTGTGACCTTCTCAACCAAGAGTGCGACGCCTGCGACGAAGATTATTCTTTCGTCCGTTGCCCGCTGGAGGTAGACAATGGCTGACGAATACATAAGCAGAGAAGCAATCCAGCAAGCTCTCCACAGCGGCGACATCGACATGGGAATGGTTTCTCCACGCGAGTACCGTCTGCTCCGAAAACTGTCCAAACGGATTGATGCTGTTATCCAGCAAATTCCCGCCGCTGATGTTAAATCTGTCAGACATGGGCGGTGGTTGAACTGTAAGCCGTACAACCCGGAGTTTAACGGCTATGAATGTTCCGAATGTGGAGCAAAATATCAAGGGTTCAGCCCGGACAACTACTGCCCCAACTGCGGAGCAAAGATGGACGGAAGCGAGGCATGAAAAATATCCCTTACTACACCCCGGAGGTCTGTGACGGGCATTACTGCCCTATGGATTGCGAGGACGGGCATTGTCCGTGGTCAGATGAGGCAATGGAATTTTTGATGAAAATGGAGGATGACGAGAACGGAGTTTGAAAACAAAGAACTGGCAGAGTTTCTGGAAGACGCGGTACATAGCCTTGTAGACCTGGATCCAAATGCGATTGCCATTGTTGCGATCAACGATGACCGTGGGATTGCCGGGACGCAGTATTACGGATGTGGGGTTGAAGACAAAGGCCGCATGGTTCACCACATCAACGAGGACATCGTTATGGATGTCATTCTCAACAACGCCGACATAATCCGCAATGCCGTCATGGACGCGGAAAATGACGAAGATGAGGAGGATGATGACGAGATTGAATGAAGAAAAACGCGTGACTCCGCTCCGGGCCATCCGAGCCAAATGCCTTGACTGTATGTGCGGCAGCGCAAGTGAGGTTTCGCTTTGCCCAAGCAATGGCTGTCCGCTTTACGGTTTCCGCTTTGGCAAAAACCCAAACATTCAGCTTTCCGATGATGAGCGGGAACGGAGATCGAGACAGGCGCGGGAAAACCTGGCTTTTTCGCAACAGATCAAAACATCGGAGGTGGTAGGCCCGTGACATACGATGAGCGCCTAGCTAATTATGAGCGGGAGAAAATGCAATTGACCAGAGTTTACAAAGACCAGAAAACATATGAGGCCGCGCTTAAAGCGTTGGCAAAGAAATGGAGGGTGTAATGCCTAGTTGCATCAAATCGTTTTATGACACGGAGATTGCCATGATGGAGCATGATGCCATTGCGGAAAGCGAACTTCTGGAATGGAAACCGGAGGACGCGCAATGGTATCTTGCCGGGATTCACGATTTCGCGGAGCGGGTGATCCAGAAGATCCGCGAAAAGGAGGGGTTCTGATGGGGCTTCCTGTTTTGATACTTGGTGCATCCGGGAGTGGCAAATCCACTTCCATGCGGAACTTTGCCCAAGATGAGGTAGGGGTATTCAATGTGGCATCGAAACCGCTGCCGTTCCGTACTAAACTGCCACTGTTTAATTGCTCCGACTACGGGAAAATCATGGCGGCTATGCAGAAGTCAGACAAAAAGGTCTTTGTTGTGGACGATTCACAGTATCTTTCTGTGTTTGCCAACTTCCAGAGGGCAAAGGAAACCGGGTACGGAAAATTTTTGGACATGGCCTTGAATGAGTACAACCTCATCCAGTTTGTAATTCGCAATCTCCCAGACGATACAATTGTCTACTTCATGCGCCACATTGACATTGACGAGGGGGGACGCGTCCATGCAAAGACCATCGGCAAGATGCTCGACCAGAACCTTGGCGGCTTGGAGGGTATGTTCAGCATTGTCCTCATGGCGCAGACGGATGGAAACGAGTATTTCTTCCAGACGCAGAGTGATGGGTATAGCCCGTGCAAAACGCCGATGGAGATGTTCAGTGAACGGAAGATTCCCAATGATCTCAAACTGGTTGACCAGACGATCCGGGAATACTACGAAATGGAGGTGAAGTGATGCCAAATTTCGACAGCGGCGTAAGCGACTACATTCACGCCCAGGCAACCGTAGATGTGTTTTTCCCGGTTGACTTCAAAGGCAACGCCGACATCTCCTGCTCACAGTGCTACTACTTCCGCAAAAACTACAGCACTTGCGGCTTGAACGGCGAAGTTTGCCAGTACCCTAACAAGTATGTTGGAGGGTCTTGCCCTCTTAAACCAGTAGCGGACGGTGATGATAACGGACAAACTGATTCTTGATGCCACTTGCGGTGATAGGACAATTTGGTTCCAAAAGAACGAACCGCATACAATCTATTGCGACAAACGCCGGGAAGAATGGGAGGGGGACTTCGGCAAAACGCTTCGTGCTGATGGCAAACAGAAGCACAGACATCTCGTTATAGACCCGGATGTGCAATGCGATTTTACAGATCTTCCGTTCCCGGATGAATCTTTCTTCCTTGTGGTTTTTGACCCTCCGCACATTGAAAACCTTGGTGCTAACGCATGGATGCGGAAATCCTATGGATCTCTTGACGGGGATTGGAAACCGATGATCCGCAAAGGGTTTGAGGAATGTATGCGAGTGTTAAAACCGGGTGCGGTGCTTGTGTTTAAGTGGAGTGACATAAGCGTAAGCACAAGGGAAATCATCAAAGTTGTTGGGCAGGAACCGCTTTTTGGTCATCGCTCCGGCAAGAAAATGAACACACATTGGATGTGCTATATGAAATTTAATGATATGGAGGAAAACGCATGAACCCTATCAACAACTGGAACAACATCGAGGCCACCGGCAACGAAGAGTACAAGCGGCTTGTTCCCGGCGGGTATGTCTGCCGCATCATCAAAGTGGAGGATCGTCCGGAGAAAAGCTACCTCTACATGGAACTGGACATCTCCGAGGGTGAGTACATGAACTACGCAAGCAACTGTATGGAGCGCAACGGATTCTGGCCCATCAAGCTGTTCCGTTCCTACTCCGATAAGGCGGCTGGGATGTTCAAGGGATTTATCCAGCAGATTGAGCAGACAAACCCCGGCTATCATTGGGATTGGAAAGAACAGACCCTTGTGGGCCGGGTCATCGGAGTTGTGCTTGGCGAAGAAGAGTACAAGAAGATGGACGGCAGCATTGGAACCCGGCTGAACATCACGCGGACGAAGACTCCTGCCGACATCCGCGATGGCAATTTCAAAGTCCCGGAAAAGAAACTGCTGCCGAAAGAAGAACCTATCGCGTCTTTCGCCCCGGTTGATGACGGCGGCGAACTTCCGTTCTGATGAATCTTCCTAATATCATTATCGAGGACACAAGGAACCAGCCAGGAAAACATAAAAATATTTATGCTTTTTGCGAGTCCAACGGAGTCCGCATTGTACGGTCTAAGCTAACGGTGGGTGACTATTCGTTACCCACCAACCAGACCGTGTGCGTGGACACCAAGTACGGCTTGCAGGAGGTCTACGGCAATCTCGTTCAAGACCATGATCGGTTTCGCCGGGAGTGTGTACTTGCACAGGAGTTAGGGATCCGGCTCATTGTCCTCGTTGAGCAAGACGGAATTGACGGCGTGTACGATGTTTTTCTTTGGAAGAACCCACGGTATGAGCGGTATATGTTCCTTAAACATGGGCATGAGGCAGGGAGATTCCTTGGCACGAAACTGCCGAAGCAAGCGCCAATAGACAGCGCCAGGTTGCAGACCATGATGGAAACCATGTCGCAAAAGTATGGCGTGGAATGGCAATTCTGCCGCAAATCTGAAACGGGACTTAGGATATGCGAGATATTGATGGGAGGCGGCGCATGATAAAGGATTCTGGTGACCGCACAGAGTTCAGCACCGGGGCTGTCCGGGATATGCACGGAGGTAAAGGCCGCATGGATCTCCTGCCGTGGAATGCAATAATGGAGGTTTCCCGGCACTGCGAGAACGGTGCGGCAAAGTACGGAGAGCATAACGTGGACAAGGGAATCCCGGTGCATAGCCTTATCGACAGCGGGATGCGGCATACGGCAAAGTTTGTCACAGGGCAGACGGATGAGCCGCATCTGACGGCAGCTTGCTGGAATCTCCTGTGGGCGTTGGAGATGACGCTGACCAAGCCGGAGATGGTGGATGTTCCCTATGGGAATTGGCGATCAGAAACCTAAATTCACCCCAACGCATGGCAGATCATTCTGCGCCGTTACAAAGCAATACTACCCGGACATATCCATGCGCCAATGCCCACATGAGGCGGTGCAGAAGAGGTATGGAGCCGGGTGCAAGGTGAGCGTGTATGTGTGCGCCAAATGTAAGTACGGTGTACGGCATCCTCTGTTCAACGGAATTCAGTGCAGTTACGAAACAAAGTAGGGGGGTCAAATCAGTACCCCCCTACGGCAAACAGCAAATGAAAGTTGGTGATGAACCGACAAATGGCAGATCCTTACGAAGAATACCAATCCTACATAGGACAATGGACAAATTACAAGGCGCTGATCCGCAAGTTCCCGCCGGGGGACAGGCGGCATGATGACCCCTTGGAAGACTTGCCGCGAGTTGAATTTGCAATGAAAGAGCTCCGCAAGTCTATCGGCATTGCTCCACAGGATGATGACATGATGATAGCAGCCATAGAAAGCATCATTGACGGCGGCAAGACCATCCAAGGTTTTTTGGACATCATGCAAAACGATCCGTTTTACTCTGACATCAAATACAATGTGTTGTCACAGACAGCGGAGTATCCAAGGGACGGTAAGATGACCCGGTGGACGGATGCGGACGAGGCGGCAAGCGCGGCGTACATTGAAAAGGCGTATGGGATGTACCAAAAGGAAAAGCATACAGCTGCGCTCCGGCTACTGTTCAAGAGCCGTGAGTATAACCCGGTGCAGGATCTCATCGAAAGCGTCAAGTGGGACGGGCGCGAAAGGTGTGAGCAATTCCTTACGAAGTGGGGAAAGACAGAAGACTCGCCATACACACGCGAGGTTTCGCGCCTCATCTTCGCCGGGGGCATCTGGCGGCTTTACTCTCCTGGATGCAAGTTTGATGATGTTCCCATCCTCATCGGCACAAAACAGGGGGAGGGCAAGTCAAGTATCATCCGTTTCCTTGCCGTTAAGGACGAATGGTATGGAGAGGTAAACCAGTTTGACGGACAGCAAGCCATTGAACAGCTGTACGGCAAGTGGATCTGTGAGATAAGCGAACTGCTGGCCTTGACCAGGACAAAGGAAGTGGAGGCCAGCAAGGCGTACATTACCCGCGCTGTTGACAGCTACCGCAGACCGTATGACAGAAACACTGTTGACTTGCCACGGAGATGTATTTTTCTGGGTACAACCAATAATTCCCAGCCGCTCCGTGATGTGTACAATAGGCGTTATTATCCCATAACCATGCACACTGTCGGCTATGACTTGTTCAACCATGAGCAGGAGATCCGCGCATACATCCTGCAATGCTGGGCAGAAATGCGGGATAAGTACAAAGCACATGACGCTGCCGCGCAGAACTTTGCAAAGCGTGAGCTTGTGGATGTGTACCGGGAACAGCAGGATGCGGCAAGGCAGGATGACTGGCGCGAGGGAGCAATTGAGTCATATCTTTCCGCTAAAGCACCCGGCGATTATGTGTGCGTCCGGGAGTTGACAAACAAGGCCCTTGCCCGTGACGGGATTGGACACGATCCATCTGTTGTTGAAAGCAAAGATCTGGGAATGATTATGTCACGCTTTGATGGTTGGGAAAAGGCGGGGCTGCACAACTACCAGGAATACGGACGGCAGCGGTCATGGGTGAAAGTAAGCGGGGAACCGCAGGAGGAGTTACCATTTTGAACGAAGACAATGAACAGTCCATAAAGCGAAAACGCGGGAGGCCCAAAGGGTCAAGAAACAAGACCCCGGATGAACGCAAGCCAATTGAGGGGCGGCTGCACGGGAGGCCCCCCAAAGAGGATGCAATGATAACGCTTGAACAGGCCACGCTTACGCCTAGAAACGGAGGGAACCCGGACACAACTGTTGTTCCCAATATGATTCTAAGCTGTACACAAATACGGCAAAGCGTGGATGTAGAGAACCCGGAAACGCTGTTTAGCGCGATGGAGAAGTATCTGTCCCTGTGCGCTATGTCCGGCATGAAGATCTCAAACGGAATGCTCTATTATGCTTGTCATGTTACCAGAACTGTTGTGCATGACTGGATGCACGGTAGGTCACGCAAGGGGAACCCGGACTATAAGCGGTTTGCGGAAACGGTCAAAGAGATATGCAGCGCGGCGCGGGAGCAATACGGTCTTGAGGGGCAAGTCAACCCCATCCTTACCATTTTCCACCAAAAGTATTATGACGGTTTCCGGGACAACCCGCAGATTGATGAGGTGCAGGATCCTCTTGGCGAAAACCAAGACCCGCAGAAACTCGCGGAAAAATACAAGGATATTATCCTCGACTAAAAACAAAGTGGGGGGATCATTTTAATACCCCCCCTAGCAAGAAAGGAAGATCTCATGGCAAAAGCTACCGAAATCACAGTAGATGTCAAGGTAAAGATCCCGGACGAAACCATTTGCCGATGCTTGCGTGTTCTGGAAATGTGGATGGATGACAACCCAGACAAGAACATCGTGGTGGAAAGAGTCGAGGGAATCACCGGGTATCATCACATCGCGCGCATTAAAGACATGGTGTGTGGCGATGACAAATAATCTCTACATCACAAACCACTCAGAAAGGCGGTTTAAAGAAAGAACCGGGTTGCCCAAGCGGCTGGTCACCAAGAAAGCTGCGGAGGCCCTAGAGTGCGGGATCACTCACGCTGAAACCACCGGGCCGCTCCGCAAGTACTATGACAAGCTATATCTGGAACACGCAACCGCAAACAACATCCGAGTCATGCACAACATGGTTTATATTTTCTATTTCGATGTGCTGATAACCGTTTTCCCGCTGCCACAGAGTTTGCGAAAAACAGCCGCAAAAATATGGGTGAAAAAGCAGAAAGGCGAAATCAATGAACGAGTATTGTAAAAACGTGTTCTTTGGCAACGTGCGGAGCATTCTCCGCGAAGTCCGCGAAATAAAGTCCGATTGCGGGTACAGCACGGAGGAAATATTGCTTGCAATGATCGTTAGCGCGATCCTGTCAAAGCCGATGGGGGAAAGAGAATGAATATATCACTTGTGCGCCATCCTACGGATGATGACTGGATGCTGGTCAAACAATGTACGCTTGTGACAGTTGGGTTGAAAAGCATGAGGCCACCGGACTATGAATGGAAGAAGAAAATGCTCCGGGCGCGGCATTCGCCTATCCGTGAGTTACGGTTTGTGTTCCTGCTGGAAGATGTGCCGTATTGGGTTGCAATGCACCTTGTTCGCCATCACATTGGTTGCCAACCTTATGTGCGGACGCAACGCAATGACAGGCAGCTGGACTATGACCGCAGAAAAGCACCGCAGGACGCGCCTATAGATATGATGTGGAGCATAAACGCGGAGGCGCTGATGACCATCGCAAACAAGCGGCTTTGTGAACAGGCTGCGCAGGAAACCCACGATGTTGTGGAGGAGATGTGCGCACTTGTGGCAAAGACCAACCCGGAGTTTGGGCCGTTCCTTGTACCAATGTGCGAGTACCACAACGGGATCTGCCATGAGTTTAATCCGTGCGGAAAATATAGCAATTAAAAAATAAGGTGGGGGGGTGCTTTTGATACCCCCCCTCTTACTTTTTGAAAATTTTCTGGAAAACTGCCGGGATGTATTGAGAAGTGCGCGCGGATCTCGATCACGTTTTCAGATGGTTAACGGGGAAAATTTACACATTTCCATAGCACTTGCCCCCTTAACCGTGCGCTTATCAAAGTGCCATATTTGCACTTTGAATTGCACTTTAAGTGCAATTATTGACGATAACTTTTCATTTTTAGTCTTTTTGAAATTTTCGCGCATTAAAAGGCACAGAAAGGCGCAGAAAGGCCACCCGGCTCGTCCGTCACACTTCACATCATGAAAGTAGGTGAGCGGGTGGCCTTCTGGGCATTTTTATGCGCCATGCATTCACTTTTCCGGCTGGCCAGGATCCGCGCCGGATATCATTCCAGGAAAAGGAAACAGCTTGCAAAGCCGGAAAAGCCTTGCAAGCTGCTTTTTGTTATTCGATTGTTTCCGCTATGCATTGTTCAATATACGCTGCTAAAGCCCCGGCAACAGTTTTTCCGCGCTGCTTTGCATACTCTTGAAATTGATCATACTTTGATATCGGTATCTTGCAAGCTGCAACTTTAAAATTTGCCCTATCGTATTTGTTTTGCGCTTTTCTTTGAGTTTCCGTTTTTCGCGTTCCTTTTTCAATTGGCATAGTGTATATCCCCTTGTTATTTAAATGTATAAATATAATACCACATAATTTAAAAGGTTAACAGTAGCATTTTACACAAAATATACTGTTAACCTTTGTTTATTATCCCATATTGCAATACTGTTAACAGTATGATATATTGTTAACCGTAAAGAGCAAATAACAAAAACAAAATTGCAAAGGGGATATAAAACAATGAATAAAGCAGCTATTTACAAAGAATACGGGATCGAATACAAGGCCGGGAAAATTCTTTCCCCCATTGGCTGGATTAATCCGCTTTTGGTAGACGGTAATTCTAAAATCGGCAAAGGCGTTTATCACTTTTCTACTCTGGCAGGAAATAAGGAATACACCGCGAACGTTAACGGCGAAAAGATCCAGGTTTTAGGGACTTGTGGCTGCACTTGCGAAAACGGCTATTGCACGAAAGCAAATTATAATTATCAATCTACTATTGACGCGCTTGCAATCCGTACAATTATCGCGCGGGAACATACGAGCTTTTGCGAACGTGCTATTATGGCACAGATCCAGGCCGATAGTGTAAAAACAATTCGGATCCATGCAACAGGCGATTTTTTCAGTCGTGCATACCTGGAAATGTGGAAAAGAATAGTTGCAAATAATCCGGCTGTTATCTTCTGGACTTATACAAAAGAGACGGCAGCGGAAAACGCTTTCAACGAATTCGAAAACGCCAACATTGTAAAAAGCAATGTTCCCATGATTGACAACGTAAACAGCGAAACAAACGGCTATAATTTCGGTCATATTGATTACATCATAGCGCTATATGATTTCTTGAATGCTATGGGCAAAAGCGTTTACATTTGCCACTGTGGGATCGACAAAAACCAGCATTGCACAAATTGCACAGCTTGCGCGAAATGTGAACACGTTCTGTTTATTGAGCATTCTACCGGCTACAACGCCGCAAAAGATCCGCGCTTTAATGAAATAGTTTCTTTGATCGAATCACAAGACAAAAGTTTTATTAACGGTTAATTAATAAGGGGGATTATATAATGGCTTGTCTTGAAATTACCGAAATCTGGAAAGATTTTTATGGCTGCATTGCTTATTTGAAAGCAACCAAAATCGGAACGTATGTTTTAAAAATGTACACGCCAACAGGGAATAAATTTTATGAAAAAGAGTATAACACGCGGCGTGGCGCTCGTATTGCAATGGGCAAATATTCCGATTGTTGGAAATGTGTAAAATCAATATAACGGGGGATTTACAAATGATTTTTGATAATGTTATAATTCATTATTACCAGAAAACAGATGTAAAGGAGGGTTAAAACGTGCCAACAATCCTTTTTCTTGTCTTTTGTTGGTTATTTATTAAAGCAATTAAAGCCGTGTTTAAACCCCGCAAACGCAAGCCAAGCCGCGCCGCGCGCGTTATAGCAGCGCCAGAGCCGGAAACAGACGATACAGAGCCGGACATATACGATCAAAAGCGCGCGTTGCTAGAATATCTAATGTATCTTGACGATATGATTGCAATGGAGGACAACCCGGAAAAGACAATGCGATACCTGGATAAGAAAACAAAAGTGCTAAAGGATCTTGCTAAACTCAATAAAAGGGGGATTTGACAATGACAAGCAAACAAATTAAAGCAATCCGCGAAAAGGTAAACGCCGCGCCGGATAAAGTATACAGCACAAAGGTTTATCAATATTGGCTTAACGGATCCGGCCAGCTTTGCCGCGCAAGGCTTGCGGATCTTGATACGGCAGCAATGTATAATGACAACGCAATACAGATTTTAGATTAAGCCGGATTTATTCCGGCTTTTTCTTTTTGCCTTTTGTGGATCCATGGCAGCAAGCGCGCGGGAACAATAACCGCGCGTTTCTTTTTTGGCGCTCTACAATGGGCCTTGCGCGCGTTTTCCGGCTTTTGCGTGTGTATATACAGCCGCACGGATCTTCCGTTGTAGCGCGTTATGACGCGTCTGATTGGCTGTCAAGCGTGGACTCTTTACAACACATCAATAATACATCAAGAATTTTATATAAGTTTTTTTATATATCTTTGCCAGGGCCTTGCGTGCTGCCATTTTCGCGGGGCCTTGCATGAGCGCGTGTATGCCTTTACACGGGGCTTTTGCCGGGGCTGTATAGATACAACGGCAACACGCGGTCATTGTTTATACAGCCGTATATGGCCTTTAGCGCCGGATGATATATATTATTATAGTATTATATATTATATATACTATACATAGCTGCATTCTATCATGTATCAATCATCAGATAATACATAATACATTTGCTTTTTATGTCTTCTTTGTCTTCTTTTGTGTTTGTGTATTGGTATATTCTTATTGATGTATTGGTATGTTTTGGATGATGTAGTAGTATATTAACCCCTGCATAACGCTATGTATAAAGCAATAGAATCATGTATAATATTCAGTATTACACATTGTATACAGGAAAAAGAACACATTAAAGCAAAAGTGTTGAATTACCCCGTAAAAAAGTAAGCAAAATAAATATTTTGTTTAACTTTTCGTATAGGGCTATATACTAGATGTTATTACACCCAACCCCAGGGGGGACTGCGGCAAGCGATCCAGGGGCCGGGTTACCCCTCCGAATCCCCCAAAACAAAAAAGAGCCAACCAACTGTTATATTGGCGGCTCAAGTGCGAAATTATTCTGTTTGTATGGCGTGGAGTGCTGCCATAAGTTTTACCCTTGTGGTTTCGCTTGTTGGTTTTTCTGCGGCAATAAACTTGTAAATAGTGGTTCTTCCAATGCCGGACAAGGAAGACAGTTTTGAGATATTGAGGCCGGATTGATATGCGGATCGCAGATTGAGAATGTCGGCGTTACTTGTCTTCGCCCAAAGCCCGTTTGGTTCCTTGGATCGTTCAGAAGCAAGAAATTCCTTTTTCTTTTCTGATACTAACTTTGGCACAATAGAGCTTACCTCCTTAATGTCGAAACCACCCTGTTCTAAAATTGCAAGAACATACGGCAGTTTGCTTGGCTTGCACTCTGCGATAATACGTGCTGCCTCTAAATATTCGTTTTTGCTTTCCATTTTTTCCTCCTTTAAGTTTTCTTAATTATATCACGCATGAACAAAGAAGTCAATATATAAGTGTTCATGTTGTTCATACGATGATACAAAAGAAAAACCTTGTTCGCTTAAAAAGCGTTGAAAACACAGGATTTTTTAAGTGGGGCGAACACGCGAACACGATTTCCTATAAACTTTCCCAAGTTATGAAAAGTTTATGCTATTTTACCGTTCGCTTGTTCGCCTAAGTGAAAAAATGTAGTAATATCAATGCTTTTAGGGGCGAACACAAGGGCGAACACGGGGCGAACACAAGGAAGCAGCGTTCACCCCCGCCGACCCCACGGCGATGGGGAGGCCCCGCAGGATTCTTTCTTTGCGCGCGAGGGTTCTGGGGTGCTGGGGAGCGATCACGAACTGCTGATTGCGGCCCAAAGATTGACATAAGGGGCCTGGTCTGCTATAGTACCGAGTGTAAAGTGAAAGTACTTGACGAGAGGTATGTGATGTATGGATTATAAGCAGATGGCCCTCAAACTGATTCAGACGGGGGAGTATGACAAGCTTTCTGACGCGTTTGACTTTGTACGGTGGTTGGAACTGGATAGGTCTGTCGAGGTAGACGGGCATCTGATTTACAACGCGGAGAACTTCCGGGAGGCCCACGCGCTTGCCAAACAGATACGGACGCTTTCGGCAAAGGCGGTTCTCTCTGGCGGTGGCAGCCTTATGCTGGAGTTAAACCGCAAGTGCCTCCTGTTTGACGCGCCCTACGATTTTGACGCGTACTGCCGCTACATCGAGTGGAACAGGCCACCGGAAAAGCGGTTTTATGAACCCCGGCGTAAGAAACTCAAACTGGTGGCAGAGCAGCTGCAACGCCTTGCTGACGATGAACTGGATATGCTGGGAATCTCTCTTCCTCCTGGCGTTGGAAAGTCGACCATCGGCATCTTCTTTATCTGCTGGCTTGCGGGGCGCAACCCGGAAAAACCAATCCTGTGCGGATCCCACAGCAACTCGTTCCTGCGCGGGGTCTATGACGAGTGCATACGGATCTTTGACCCGGACGGCGAGTATCTCTGGCGCGATGTTTTCCCCGGCGTACAAGTGGTGGATACCAACGCAAAGGATATGCGGATAGACCTTGGGGAGCCAAAGCGGTTCCAGACAGTCGAAATGTCATCCGTTGGCAGCAACAACGCGGGTAAAGTCCGCTGTGAGCAGCTGCTTTATGTCGATGATCTGGTTGGTGGCATTGAGCAAGCCCTGTCCCGCGAACGCATGGACAAGCTGTGGGATCAATTCACCGTTGACCTACTCCAACGGCGCATTGGCAACTGCAAGACCCTCATCATTGCTACCCGGTGGTCAGTGCATGACCCGCTGGGCCGTCTGGAGAGCATGAACGAGAACAACCCACGCGCACACTTCATCCGAATCCCGGCCTTGAATGAGAATGATGAATCCAACTTTGACTACGAAAACAGCGTAGGGTTCACCACATCCTTTTACAGACAGCAGCGCGAGATCATGGACGAGGTCAGCTGGAAAGCATTGTACCAGCAGGAAACCATAGAGCGTGAGGGCATTTTGTACCACCGGGACGATCTGCGGCGATTCTTTAAACTCCCGGACAAAGACCCGGATGCCATCCTTGCCATCTGCGATACCAAGGAACAGGGTACGGACTATTGCGTTATGCCCGTGGCGTATCAGTACGGCAATGACTTTTACATTGACAAGTTTGTGTGCGACAACGGAAAAGTCGAGATGGTTGAGGAGAAGATCGCCCAGACTCTTGTGGACAGGGGCGTACAGTCCTGCCGCATAGAGTCCAACCGGGGCGGCACTCTTTTCGCGCAGGATGTGGAGCGGCGCGTCCGGGAGTTGGGCGGCATCACCAACATAACAACCAAGTGGACGCAGAGCAACAAATCGACTAGGATCGAGATCAATTCATCGTGGGTCAAGACCCATTGCCTCTTTAAAGACGAATCCTTGTATAAGGAAGACCGGGAGTACATGACGGCAATGAAGATGCTGACATCGTACACATCGATGGGCAAGAACCGAAACGATGATGTCCCAGATGTGCTTGCCATGTTTGTTGACTTTGTAAATTCGTTCGTTTCAAACCGCGTTTCTATCATGCGTAGACCGTTTTGATTATGTGTAAAGCGTAAAACCTTGACACATAGCACATTTTGTGGTATATAGAGTATTGTAATACCACATATTGTGCCTAGGGGTGAGAAAGTGGACGAGCAGACTGTCAATAAGTCTCCTGTGATTACGAATAATATGTTTGGGCGGCTCGACATCTACGCCAGTTTTGACGAGATCACCCCGGAAAACATTATTGGCGAACTGAACAGCGCGCTTGTTTACCATGTGCAGAATCTCATGCAGGAGAATTATCTGTACTGGTATCGGCGCAATGTGCAGCCCATCCTTTACAGGCGCAAAGAGGTGCGTCCGGACATACTTAACATCGTGCAGGAGTCGCACTATGACGAAATCTGCACCTTTAAGAATGGCTTCTTCATGCAAAGTCCGGCATACTTTGTCTCCAGGCGTAAAGGATCTCAGAACAAGGTCAACAAGCTGAATGAATACCTTTACCGCTCCGGGAAACTACAGGCCGACAACGAGGTTATCAACTGGTTTCACACGGTGGGCAAAGGCCCCCTTTATGTTGAGCCTAACGATGACCCGGAGGTTCCTTTCCGGGCTTACTCGCTTGACCCGCGCTCCGCGTTTGTGGTCTACTCTCTGCGCCCAGGCAACGAGCCGGTGATGGGCGTAAACTTCGTTGTTGCTGACGAACAGGCCAAGTTTGATGTTTACACCCGCGACCGGGTTTATCATCTGTCCGGCACAGCGGTTGGCAAGATGATGTCCACGCAAGTCAACAGTGACTTTATTGCGACTGCGGTTAACGTGGACAAAGTGGAACCGAACGTGCTGGGTTATATCCCCATCATTGAGTACCGCTATAATGACATCAATACTGCTGCCCCGGAGCTAGCCCTCCCCATGCTTGATGCCCTGTCCTCTGTTTTGAGCAACCGTATGGACGGTGTGGAGCAGTTTATCCAGTCGCTTGCCGTTGCCGTTAACTGCAACTTTGACGCGGATACAACCGCTAATGACATCCGCGCTGCTGGCATGATCGTCCTCAAGAGCGTTGGAGAAAACAAGGCCGATTTCAAGATCCTGTCCGAACAGCTTGACCAGCAGCAGACGCAGACCCTTACGGACTACATTTATTCTCAGATTCAGCGCATTTGCGCCATCCCGTTTGTAGACAGGCAGGGGCGGTCTTATGACAGCACGGGCAGCGCGGCAATGGTTACCAGTGGATGGTATCAAGCCGCTGCTGCGGCGCGTAATACGGAAGACCTCTTCAAGAAGTCAAACCGATACTTTGAGCGCATCATCGTTGAGATCCTGCGGCGTAAGGGTCTTTTGGATATCTCCCTTAATGACTTTGAGTTGTCGATCACGCGTGAGGAGACTGCGAACATCCAGTCCAAAGCGCAAGCGTTCCAGACGCTTATGGCAGCTGGGTTCCACCCGGAACTCGCGGCGAAAAAGTCCGGCGTTTCCAATGACCCTGTGAGCGATATCAAGATGTCGGAAAAGTACCTCAAACTGATCTGGGGTGACCCGGACAAGGTTGACAATGCCGAAAGCACTGGCAATGCGGAGGAAAAGGCCACTGCCGAGGGTGAGGCTGAGGTTATCGAAACCGATAACTTCACAGGGGACAATGATACCGGGGGTGCGGTATGACAGACATACGAAAGTACCCGCAGATCCTTGATGCCATCAACGCTGTGCTGAACGCAGAGGGCATTGCAGAGGTCAAATGGGAAAAGACCGGGTTGACGGTTGTGCAGATTAAGCGGACGCTGGTTACTCCGCGAAAGGAGAAATAAACATGGCTGGTTATTATATCCCACTTGTTGCGACTCCGCAGATTGGTGATTCTGGTGGCGGCGGCGGAGGCGGAGGCGGCGGTATGCTTGTTGCCAATATCACGACGGACGAAAGCACAGGGGTAAGTTCACTGGATAAGACTTGGCAAGAGATCAATGACGCTGTAAGTAACGGAACCCTTTGCGTAGCTTTCGAAACATTCAACTATGAAGGAGATATTATCAAAGAAATTGGCATAATCCGCGATGTTTCGCACGGTACAAGTGGGTATCTTGTAAGTATAGAAGGAAGACAGTACAGTGCTGCTGACGCAAACGATTACCCGAACAATGGCGATGGCGGTGGCGGTGGGTCTTCGTAATCCTGATTAAGGAGAACCCCCTTATGCCGACCGACTCCAAGATCATCCAAATTGTAACGCGCCTCTAATGGTATGTGAGGCGTAAGAGCCAATGGTATGGGCTACTGACAGGATAACTGTCGGTAGTCCATTTTTTCATATTCCGGGAGTTTGCCATGAACCTAATGCCTTTTGACGAACTGAATACGTTCCGGCAGATGGTTACGGAATACAAGACCGAGCCGCTTACAAACAGCGAAAAAGAGCGGTTGCGCGATGACATTGAGGAATACATCGAGTATTTGCTAATCGAGGCATACACCTACGGCAACGTGCAAGCCATGTATGACCTTGGACTTATGGATGAAGACCCGGAGTCGTTGATTAAAGCGGACGAGATGTACGCGGAAATCAACAAAGAGATTGCCGGTAAAACCTATCGTCAGCGCATTGACGAGCGGTTTGATGATGACAGCAGCACCGTTGAAGACTTTCTGCGTATTGCCGAAACGGACGCAACACGCGTGTACAACGCGGGGGTTGTGGACGGTGGAAAGAACAGCGGCGTAAAAGGCGCGCGAAAGCAATGGATCACGATGGAGGACGAGCGCGTAAGATCCACGCACGAATACCTCCAGAGCATGACAGTACCCATTGAAGACGATTTTTACACATGGGACGGAGATCATGCGCGCGCTCCCGGTTTGTTTTCTGACCCCGCTAATAACGTGAACTGCCGCTGCACTTTGCGGCTTATACCGTGAATAACCATCCTTAATGGATGTTTTCAAGCGAGTGAACGCTTAATAACGCAACCCGGAGACAACCGGGACAACAAACAGAAAAACATAGTGCAGGGACGCACTCAAAAAAACGCAAAGGAGAATACACCATGAAGATTGATGTCAGCAAGATTGATGGCTTTGAGGCCATGAGCGTGGAGGACAAACTTGCCGCCCTTATGGGTTATGAGTTTGAGGCCCCCAAAGCGGATGAAGCGGAGATCAACAAGCTGAAAACCGCTTTGTCCAAGGCCAATTCCGAGTCTGCCGAATGGAAACGGCAGTTTCGTGAGAAGCAGACCGAGCAGGAACGCGCCGAGGCCGAAAGAGCCGAAAACGAAAAGGCCATGCAGGAGGAACTCAGATCCCTCCGCAGAGACAAAGTAGTGAGCGGATACGCAAAGCAGTGCATGGATATGGGGTATGACTCCGGCCTTGCTGCTGAGTGCGCCGAAGCGATGGCAGACGGACGCTTCAATGATGTATTCGCAATCCAGCAGAAATTCATGGAGGCCAAGACCAAGGAAATTGAGGCGGCTGCACTTAACAAACAGCCCGGTCTTTCCGCTGGCGCGCCTCCTGTCAATGCCGCTGAAAAAGCGGAAGCAAACAAAATGCGGCAGATCTTCGGACTGCCACCCATCAAATAACTAATAAGGAGAAATACAAATGGCTACTACTGTTGTTGCCCCCGCAAATAACGCTATTACTCTGGCTCAGTCTTTCGTCCCCTTTGTGGACGAGGCTTACAAGGCCGATTCCAAGTCCGCGATCCTTGATACCGCCAACGAGTTTGTGCGGTTTACCGGCGCGAACACCGTGAACATCTACAATCTGAACCCTGTCGGCATGAGCAACTATGACCGTGACGCTGGCTTTGTCCCCGGCGATGTGACTGGCACTTGGCAGCCCTACGTTCTGGAGACTGACCGTGGCCGTTCCTACCAGGTGGATGTTCTCGACAACGATGAAACTCTTGGCCTCACGATGGGCTATCTTCTGAACACCGTAGAGCGTCAGCACATCATCCCGGAAGTCGATGCCTACCGATTCGCCCAGATTGCCTCTGGCGCAGATTCTAACAACA